AAGAGAAATTATTTCCAAGACCATATCAAAACCCAAGTGGTTTTGCGAGCACAAGAATGATCAATATGTGTCATTGCTCAAGCGAAAAACAACGAGGACCAATAGGAGGTGTTTGTTGGTGTGGTGGCGCAATTCTCACTCGCACAGAGCAAGAGATATTATGAAAATAGAAATCAAACGGGACCAAGTGATCACCACGGCCGTGATGCTTATCATCCTGATATTAATGGCATGAACGACAGACCTGAAGCGATTGTAATAACTCTGAGCCAACAAACTATCAAAGATAGAAAGGGTGGGTATCGCCAAATCATTGAGGAATGGGAAAGCTGTACTGATACATGGTTCTGGTATTACAAGTGCGGTAATGCTCCTAAGATGCCAGTAACGACAATCTATTGGGTTATAATGGGACGAATCCGATGGAAGTGTTTATTAATAGATATTGATCGGGATAAATGGATACAATTCAGTAATCGTACTGCACCAATGTATGCGAAAGCTTGGTTAATTCTCACAGATTTTGAACCGATACCCAGACGTCAACAGATAATCCAAAAGGGATTCCAAGGTTTCAGGTATAGTCAGAAGTTATTTCAATAATTTGTACGTTTGTAATATGCTCCCTACACAAGAAATCGCACTTTCACTACAACAATTCGGAATGATCCTGGGGGTCACTGTCATGACTCCAACTGGCAAAGCAATCCTCACTCAAGTAAAGCTATCAGGATTTCAATGCGTAACTGTGAACATGGAAACCGGCAAGGAGAAACGCTATCACCCTCAAGACGTGAAGCCAATTATGAAACCCGTCCACAAAATCTCCGTTAAACACGCACATGAGCGACGAAAGATCGAGAATTATTTCGAGAGAATCATGTGGGAACTAAAACAGGGCTACGATTCATTGAACTGGATAGATGAAGGGTTTGCAATACTTGAAACTGAATGAGCAATGAACATTAGAATCACAAAATCAACCAATCCACATCCATTCACAGTGCATGCAGATGGACATGACAGGGAGGAGTCATTACAATTGGCCTGTGCCATGATGGATGATCAGGGATACGTGAATGGACATGTATTGGAGGTATTATGAGCATCAAGGAATGGATCATAGTATTCGTGTGTACATGGTCATTTGTCGCGTCAATTGGCTCATTAATCCTGTTAATGTGGGCAGTCATCAAGGAAATAGATAATAATCAAACCAAAAAATGAGTAGATATAGAATAAAAGATGAATAAGGATGCTAAAGAGTCCGAGAGTCGCCAAGCTCTGCCCTTGTGGTCAGGAACACCGAGCAATAGGCGGTCATTCGCTCCTGTGGCGGGGTTGGTCAATCATTGTGAAACCGTAAAAATCTATTGCCCTTATTCACTTTTTAAACTAAATAAAGAATGACACCCCGACAATTCGCAGTAAAGGCTATCCACGAAGACAAGCTGAATGTAAAGAACCCTTCTATACTGGCTAAACTTTTAACTGAGTACGCGGAAATACAATCTAAACAGGCTTATATAGACGGCACAAACGCAGGACACAGGGCATATAAGGAGAGATTTGATAGTGCTATGAATAAACATCAAACCAGAACATTATGATAACCCCCAAAACACCCCTAGCCGCCAAAGATTTTGATAAGTGGTTAAGTAAGACTTATGATCATAGATTCGCTGCACCCGAAACACCCAGGCAATATCCTTTGAAATACCTGAGGACAAAGACCCCATCCAACACGGCAAAGACAAACTCAGGGAAATGTTCAAAAAGAAGCGTATCAGGGGATGGAAGTTTGAAGTAATAACCAAGTCGTGAGAATTTCGTAGATTTGAGGTATGGTAGAAGGCGCAGAAATAGATAAGAGAATCGGAAACGAGTTCTGGAAGCAACGCACTACACATGGCAGGACTAAATTATTCAAGACACCCGAATCGCTCCTGAAAGCCGCGTATGAGTACTTCCAATGGTGCTTAGAAAATCCATTAAACGAACTTATAATACAAGGAAATAAAGAATGGGCTGTCCCGAAAATGAGAGCTATGACCGAATCGGGTTTATGTATTTTTTTAGACATTCAAAGACCGACTCTTGACAACTATTGCAGCAACAAAAAATACAAAGAATATTTTGCAGTCGTATCGCGCATAAAGGATATAATCCGTACTCAAAAGTTTGAAGGAGCCGCTGCCGGACTACTCAATCCAAACATCATTGCCAGGGACTTAGGACTATCCGACAAACAGGAACACACCGGAAAGGATGGTGGCCCAATAGAAGTTCAGACGTATATTTTGCCTGATGGAAGCAAAGTTGAATTCAAATGAGAGAAATCTTGTCCAGCTCGACAATTTTCCAAAGGCAGCCCAATTCGTTGACGCTGTTTTAAGCCAGAAATATAGGGTAATAGCATACGGAGGCTCAATACGCGGGGGGAAGACGTTTTCAGCGTTAGCGGCTCTTATATTGCTCCACAAAGTATATCCTGGCAGTAGATCAATGATAGTCAGAGAGAATCTTGATGTTCTTAGAAAAAACACGTTACCAAGTTGCCAGAAAGCGATACCATCTAATTTTGTCAAGCATTACAAGGGTGATCCTCAGTTTGAGTGGACATTTAAAAACGGCTCCCAGATGTTTTTCTTTGCTGAAGGATATGAGAAGGACAAAGATTATGACCGTTGGAACGGCTTAGAGGTTAATTTCATTCTCTTAGAACAGGTAGAAGAACTCCAGTTAAAAGCCCTGGAAAAGTCATTGGAGCGCGTAGGAACGTACATTATACCCAACACAAAGCAACCCCAACCCCAGATATTAATGACAGTAAATCCTACACGGACATGGGCGAAAGAATTGATTTATGATAAATGGCAAACAGGAACTCTTCCTGATAAATGGCTGTATATACCCGCTTTAATCACAGACAACCCAAATATACCAGACAGCTTCAAAGAGAGCTTACAGGAGCTTAAACGCATTAACCAAGTCAAATACCAAAGATATGTAGAGGGTGATTGGGAGGTTCAGGACGTGGTAGAAGGGGCGTTTTGGAAGTCATTCAGCTATGAACTTCATGTAAAGTCTTTAGAGATTAATCTGGACTTACCCTTACACATAAGTTTTGATGAGAATGTGAATCCTTATCAGGCACTTACTATCTGGCAGATACAAGGTAAACAGGTATGCCAACTACATGAGTTATGCCTGAGGCATCCCAATAACAAACTGATTAAAGTAGCTAAAGAATTTGTAAGATGGGCACGTTCTGAGAACTGGAATAACCTGGTTTATATCTATGGAGATCCTTCTTCTCATAAGGAAGATGCTAAACTTCAGGCAGGGCATAATTACTTTACAATGTTAAAGAATGAGATTGAGCCTCACTTTCGTTGTCAGATCAGAAAACTCTCCAGAACTCCACCCGTTGCCCTGAGTGCGGACTTTATTAATTCTATCTACGAAAGTAATTATGATGATATTGTTATTAAGATTCATGAAGGATGCAACGAGAGCATCAAGGATTACACTACTGTTAAGGAGGCCGGAGATGGTACTATGGTGAAGAAAAAGACTAATGGGGTGGAGCTTTCAGGACATATCAGCGATGCTAAACGCTATCTTCTAACTGAAGTCTTCAAAGAATCTTTCCGCAAATATCAACGTGGCACATCTGTTAGTGAATATAGCATAGCCCCTGCCAAGCGAAGAAGTTACTAAAAATCTTGGATGTTAAACTATTGTGTTTAACTTTGTAGGGTATTAAATGTTTAACTATGGATTCAATTATAGATAAGTTCTTGGCTAGGGGGAAAGGATATACTATGTCAGAACCCGATGTAGATAGGATTATTGAAACCATAATGCAAGCCAATCCAGATAGGGCAACGGATTATTGTCTTGGAATAAAGGGTGAGATGGGTTTTTTCTTAGGAAAGATTTTAAAAGCTACGAAGGGGAAAGGTGATCCAGTATATTGCCATAATGAAATATTAAAAAGACTCGAAGGATTAAAAGCAAATATGCGTGGTATAAGAATTGGTGATTGGGTTGAAAGAAGAACCTCTCATGACAGATGGGTCAGGACAAGAGTTAATTATACATATTTGGCATTAATAGGAGAATTTCCAGAAGATTATAGACCCATCAATGTGCATCAGTATAAAGGTTTAGCAGAGTCTTCTATACTACACGCTAATTGCGGTTCAAATGAATTGCCTGAAACATGTGTTGATTCACAAGAAAAAATAACAGGTACTTGCAGAAATGAAATAGGATGTGTCAATACTATTCCAATGCAGAAAAACCAAAATAAAAGTACAGATACTTTCATAAATATACCTTCCAATTTATCTAAATCCATAATCAATTACAATAAGT